CAGAATCAAAATATACAACACGATCTTGATTTGTCCGACCTGACCGACGAGGAATTGAAAATGTTGGAAAGGATCGGCCTGAAAGCGTTACAGCAGAAACAGGAAGAAGATAAGTAAAAGCATGTCTGTGGCACTTAATCAAACATCATTAAGCCTTGCAAGGACCAAAGCTCCTAAAAGAGAAAGAATGCGCCAAGCCTTAGAGAATGTCTATCAAATAAAGGCGGAGCGTTGTAGAAGATCATTGTATCATTTCATTCAAGAATTCTGGCCCGTCATATCCAATGATACTTTCATTCCAAATTGGCATATAGAATATCTAACGGAACAATTGGAACAACTGGCGGAAAGAGTGGCAAAAGGACTGCCTAAAGAACATGATTTGATTATTAATGTTCCTCCTGGCACTACCAAAACAATAACATGCAGCATTATGTTTCCGGTGTGGTGCTGGACAAGATGGCATTGGATGCGCTTCATTACGGCGTCATATTCCGGTCAATTGTCTCTTGAAAGCGCGGAGTACAGTAGGGACTTGATCAGATCAACTGAATTTAACCAATGTTTCCCTGAGCTTACCATTAAACAGGATAAAGACACAAAAAGCAATTTTAGGGTTTTAAAACGGATGCCGAATGGAGTTAATCGGTTAGGCGGCAATCGATACAGCACGTCGGTAGGTGGAACCCTGACTGGTTTTCATGGTCATATCCTGATAGTAGACGATCCGATTGATCCAAACAGGGCGGTTAGTGATGTTGAACTGAGGAAGGCAAACAGATGGCTTGATCAAACACTGAGCACCAGAAAAGTAGACAAGAAAACCAGTGCCACTGTTCTTATTATGCAAAGGCTTCATCAGAACGATCCGTCAGGACATTTGTTGGCAAAGGCCAAGGAGAATACATTTCATATTTGTTTACCCGGCGAGATAAGAAACTACAAGGAAGAACTGAAACCGGCGGAACTGGCTTCCCGTTATGAAAAGGATTTGCTTGACGCTAAAAGAATGCCCTGGTTCATTCTGAAGGAGTTGGAACAGGACCTGGGACAATACGGATTCGCCGGACAGATAGGCCAGCGTCCCACACCTCCGGGCGGGGGCATGTTCAAGGTTGATCATTTTCAAATTGTTGACGCTTTACCTATCGGGGCTATTGAAAGAACGGTGCGCTACTGGGATAAGGGAGCAACGGCGGGCGGTGGAGCCTATACAGTCGGGGTAAAGATGAGCAAAGTCATTATGCGGGATAGGACAGATAACACTCCTGCTTATGTGGTGCAGGACGTTAAAAGAGGTCAATGGTCTACAGATGAGCGGGAGGCGATTATCAAGCAAACGGCTCAGGCTGACGGCACAAATGTGCATGTGTATTTTGAACAGGAACCAGGGAGTGGAGGCAAGGAAAGCGCAGAAGCTACCGCAAGAAATCTTGCAGGGTTTGTGGCCAAGGCGGACTCGCCTACAGGGGACAAGGTATACCGGGCCGATCCTTATAGTGTTCAGGTCAATGTTGGTAATGTTCTTCTGTTGCGGGCTGATTGGAACAATGAATTTATAGAAGAGCATCGTAACTTTCCCTTCTCCACTTACAAGGATCAGGTGGACGCGGCGTCTGGAGCGTTTGCTAAGTTGGCCTTTCCCGGAAAGAAAAGACGAGCAGGTGTTTGGGGGAGACGGTGAAATGTGGACATGCTATTTCTGTGATCTTGATGTGGATAACGAGTATAGCACTTGCCCTTCTTGCGGGCGGGATGAAGAAGGGTATACAATGGAAGAGCGGATGCGTCGGCGTCCTGCGCGGGAGATACACGGTTATAACATTCGTTACAGACCGAGCAGGCTTTCAAGAAAACAATTGAGAAATCCTTTCAGGGACATGGTTGTGGCCGGTACGATTCGGACAAGCAGAGATATTTTCACCACAGTCTATAAAAGCAAAGGTGAGGGAAGATGAAGCGAACAAATAGTCCGGTAAACCTTGAACGGCGCAAGAGGAATACTCTTACACTCTTGAATATGGCAAAGATTTTAGTAGACCGTATGAGTCTTGGAGGGTTGGCGGGGAAGAGCTACTACCCAAGCGCGGGGGGCAAGGCGGAACGGGACATTTACAAGTCGTTGGGGTATATACGCAGTCTGTCTTTTGATCATTACTTGGCTATGTACAAGCGGAATGAAGTGGCCAAGCGAATTGTAGAGGCCATGCCTGAGGCGTGTTGGCGGAAACACCCGGAAGTGGAAGAAATAGACGAGGACAAGAAGGAGATAACGGCGTTTGATCAGGCTTGGTTGGATTTGGTCAGGGAGCATAGCATATACCATTATTTGAGCAGGGCGGATAAGCTTGCGGGCATAGGTTGGTTTGGCATCTTGTATATGGGCTTGGATGATGTTAAGAACTCCAACGAGATGATATTGCCTGTGGAGCAGGGGACAGAAAGAAAGCTCTTGTATTTACGCCCTTATATGGTAGATGATTCGGCGGTGGCGGAATGGGAGGAAGACCCGGGGAATCCTCGTTATGGATTGCCTAAAGTATACAAGTTGAGCCTAAAATACAGCATAAAAGGCATTACTCAAAGCAAAGATTTTAAAGTTCATCATACCAGGGTGATACATATAGCAGAAGGCTTGCTCGATAACGACGTCTGGGGGACACCTCGTTTGGAGAATGTCTATAACCACCTCCAGGCACTTGAATATATAGTGGGGGGCTCCGCTGAAATGTTTTGGCGAGGGGCGTTCCCAGGCTACGGTTTGGAGGCAAAAGACGACGCCTCTTTTGACGCCCAATCGTTAGACGATCTTGAAGATGAGATTCAGGCTTTCTTACATGATCTACAAAGGTACGTGCGATTAGAAGGCGTGGAGATGAAAAGTCTACAAATGCAAGTTGCCAGTCCCAAGGATCACTTTGACGTGTTAATTAGCGTGATTAGTACGGGTTGTCAAATTCCCAAACGGATTCTGCTTGGTTCAGAAAGAGGCGAGTTGGCGAGTAGTCAAGACGAGCGGTCCTGGTTAGAGAGAGTGGATACGAGGCGAAAGAACTTCTGTGAGCCGGTTATTCTCAGGGCATTAATAGATCGTTGCATCGACTATGGAATTCTGCCGGAACCTGTGAACGGATATGTTATAGACTGGCCTGAGTTAATGACTCGTAGTGAGAAGGAAGAAGCCGAGGTTAGTAGAATAAAAGCGGAAGCCTTGTCCAAGTATGTGATGTCCCCTGGCGCGGATCAGATAGTTCCGCCGGAGGTGTTCTTGAGGGATTGGTTGAATTTCTCGTCAGAACAGTTGGCTTATATTGAGTCCTTGCTTGAGTCTTTTGAGGAAGAAGAGGAGGAGACTTAAAATGGATTTTGAAATGACATTGATTTTAGGGCTGTATGCTACGTTTTTAGCGTACAGTTTGATAATCAATCGGATTTTCAAAAGAAGGCTAAGAAGGAGATAGAATAATGTTTTCTGAATTAGCTGTTTTTATTGCAGGCGTTGTTGTTTTCATCGTGGGTTTTGGCCTTGCTTATAGACAAGGCAAAAAGCAAGGCTATGAGAAAGGTTATAGAATAGGACTTAACTGTAGCTGGGAGCAAGCAGTCGATGTGAGGAACTTACGAATCGAGAAAGAGGAGAAAGAATAGCTTATGTTAATTGTAATGGTTCTTTGCGCAAGCGGCCTTATTTGTTTCTCGGTAGGTATTAGTTTTGCCTATAAGCAAGGTAAGAAACGAGGATATGAAGACGGCTACAGTGTGGGTATATGTAATGGTTATGGCCAAGGATATACCACTGCAAGTGAAAACTTGCTATATTATCCGGATAACCGCGGTATAGAAATCTTTACTGAATCCTCGGACACAACCACTAATTAAGAAAGAAGGAGGTGTAATTAATGTCATTTTTTGGTGAAATTATCACAATGTGTAAGGATTTATATCGGGAGTTTGACGGTCAGTTTTGGGACTTGCAACAGCCTGAAACTTATTATCCGGCAAACGCTGATTCCCTATTGGCGGCTCAGAACGCCCGGGATGGAATTGTAATGAGGGCATTGGAGGCCCTCCCTTTTCCCCTGGAAACAACTGTTACGGTTAGCGTACCGATTATTGGCTCTTTTGAAGTTACTGCCACGGTGACTGAGGATATCGTACATAGTATATATCAAGTGGTTGCAACTTACCTGGACGCTACCAAGTATACTGGATAAGGAGACAATAACGTGGCCGAAATAGACAGCACTTGGAAAGCGGTTGTAATGCTGATTCTTGTCATCTTGGCATTGCCTGTTGTTGGGGTTAAGCTATTGATACGAACAATAAAAAGGATGTTTTAAATGGCTACATGGACGGTGGCATTATTTGGGCATAACAAACCACGAGATATCGGCTGGGAAAAACGAGCTGTGCCTGGAGACGTGATTGCCTATAAACCTATTGATCAGAAAGATCGTTGGACTCCAACAGAGCGTGCCGAATTTTTAATCGTTACCATTGACGGTCCTTCGCAAGCTCAAATGGAAGCCCTTTGTGAGCCTTTTTGGGATACGAACAGTTACCGTCCTTATGAGCCACTTTCCTATGATGATTTTGTGCTTTCATTTGTTGATCCAGATGTTATTGACAAACCGTCTGCGTATGCCAAATATTTGGAGATGATGCTTGAAAATAGCCGACTACCAACGACATACTTGAAGAAAAGAAGGTTCAATATCCCGCTTGAAACTTTAAAATCTGCTGGCGTAGACGAAGTCAAAATGTTGGATCGGGAGTTGCTTTACAGCCCCAAACTACCGACTCTTCCGTATACGGAAAGTTTTGACAAGATGAAGAGCCGCAATGTATTAGCTTCTGATGGGTTGCGGCTTATTGAAGCGAGAACGAATGAAGAAATTTTGGGATTAGGAGTGATAAGATAATGGCGTGTTGGGATACAAGCCCATATACTTGATCATATGATTCTGGCGGTAGCGGTTCGCTACCAGGCGGAGGCGATCCTGATTACAGTTCATGGGCAACTTGGGAGGCGGCGACTGATAATGATCTTAGCTCATATGGCACTACTATTTTGGACTGCTATGATTCCCAAACCCATGAAGAAAGCAATCGCCTTGAATTGGCCGGAGCTACGAATACAACTTCTACCCGATATCGCATGGTCAAATCGGCAGATGGATGTGCAACCCCGTTTACCGGTAAAAAGGCAACAGGAGCAACACTCTCTTATACAGGTAGCTGGTGGTACTCAGTGGAGATATCGGAATCTTTTGCAGAAGTTCGGCATCTTTGTATTAAATCTCAACCTAATCGGGCTGATAATGTGTATGGTGTGAAAGTAGCGGCATATAATGCAAAACTACTGTTTTGTGTAGTTCATAATGCGGCAAATTTGGGAGCTGGTAGCATCTTAGCAACCATAAATATGACCGCCGATTTTGGCATTATATATGGAAATGTAGTACGTGATAATGACGGTAAAGGGATTGCAATGTCAGGAAGAGGGGGTTGTCTTTGCAATACAGTGATCAATAATGGCGATGTTGGGATTTACAGCTCTACTACTTCTGTTATTTGGAGCAACTATGCCGCCAACAATACAAATAGTGATTATAGAGACGCAACGGGCTATGCGTCAACATGCGGATGGAACTCATCAAAAGATGCCTCCTCTGATTTAGGCGGGGATGCAGGAGACAATTACAAGAACAATAATGACTTGATAACCGGCGGGGAACTCGACTCTGATTATTTGCCGACTGAGCATATATCATGGAGTGGCGGAGCGGGTGATAATGCAGGTCGAAGCGTGAAAGACGATATAACTAATGATGGAAATGCTCAATGGAGAATGAAAGAATTTCTCACTGATCCTCATCCACTTTTATACAAAGATATTTTGGGCAATGACCGTCCGTCAAGCACAGATGCCGCCTGGGATGTAGGTGCGTGTGAATATGTCGAGGAAGGTATAAGTATTCCAGTATTTGTACATCATTATCAACAGATGATGAGAGGATAAAGAAATGTTACTACTAAAACAAAGCACGGCTAAAACAGTTGTTCTTGGGCCGTTTGTCGATGACTCGGACGGCAAATCTCCTGAAACTACTTTGACTATATCTCAGGCAGATATTAGGCTCTCCAAGAATGGCGGAGCGTTTGCTCAAACGAACAATTCAGCAGGTGCTACACACATGGAGAATGGCTATTATAGCGTGCCTCTTGATACCACGGATACTAATACTGTCGGAACTTTGACCGTTGCAATATCCGAATCGGGAGCGTTGCCAGTTTTCCGTGAGTTTATGGTTGTCCCCGCTAATGTTTATGACTCGTTGGTAGCCGGTACTGACACGCTACAGGCTGATGTTACCCAGGTTGGTGGGGACACTCAAAGTGCAACCGATCTGAAAGACTTTGCCGATACAGGTTACGATCCATCCACTCACAAAGTCCAAGGTGTTGTTCTGACCGATACTTGTGATGCTCTCGCCACGCAGGCCAAGGCAGACGTAAACGCTGAAGTGGACAACGCATTGAATACTGATATCCCAGGATCGCCTACAGCGAATAGTATCAATGAAAGAATTAAAGCGATTGATGATAAACTTCCGAGTGGCACTATTTCTGATTTTGATAATAGCTCTGATCAGGTAATAGTCGGAACCAATAACGATAAGACAGGTTATAGTATAAGCGGAACAAAGACAACCTTGGATGCCTTAAATGACATATCTACGGCAGATGTTAATTCTGAAGTTGATACCGCGTTGGCAGATATTGGTCTTGATCACCTTGTAGGAGCCTCGGTGACCGGAACAGACGTTGTTGATAATTCTATTGTAGCTAAGTTGGTGTCTAAGTCAGGCACAGCGGATTGGGATGATTTTGACAATACTACGGATTCCCTGGAAGCGATAAGGGATCGCGGTGACGCGGCTTGGACAACAGGCAGTGGAACAGGGCTCACCGCACTTGCAAGTGGTACCGCTCAAGACGGAGGAAATAATACCATAACCTTGGCGGCGGGTGAGTCAAGCACAAATGATATCTATAAAGGTGCTCGGATTGCTTTAGTGGGAGGAACAGGATCAGGACAGGCAAGGATAATTACAGCTTATAATGGTTCAACCAAAGAAGCTACGGTTTCACCTAACTGGGTAACTAATCCGAACTCATCGACCGACTATGAGATACAAGCGGCGGATTCGACGCTCGGAACAATTCAGAACGATGTCCAATCAGTTACTGATTTGAAAGACTTGGTGGACACGGGATACGATCCATCAGCACATAAAATACAAGGTGTTGGCTCTAAGCGATATAGGACTTGACCATCTTATCAGTGCTTCAGTGGCAGGCGCGGACATTACTGATGATTCGATTATTGCCAAGTTGGTATCCAAATCCGCTACTGCCGATTGGGATGACTTTGATAACACTACAGACAGTCTACAAGCAATTCGGGATGCCATAGTGGATGCAAGTCCTTTGGGACATTCGGCAACAGCAAATTCAGAAGAAGGTAATACTGTTCTGGTTGATGGTGACTATACTGATACGGCAACCGATACGGCAACCGCTGATGGAGTTAATTATTACGAGACAAGTCCAGGAGAGGCAGTTGGTGGATTCGGTCTTGATTGTAATTTGACCTTTGGCATTGGAACAGGACGCATTCCTTCTGTAGTTGTGGTCAGAGGTCATTTTGATGCAGGTGCACAGCGGACTGTGCAGGTATGGGCTTATAATTACAATACTTCTTCCTACGATCAGATATCGAATTCTACAAATGACTTTGGAAATTCGGGGACGGATACGACGGAAGAATACGCTTTGGGTATTGATAATGTTAAGATTTCGGACGGTGAAGTTAAAATCAGATTTACGTCGACATCGGAGACAGGCACGGATGTTTGGTATTGTGATTATGTCAATGTAGCGAGCGTTGCCCAAGAGGCGGCAGGACTTACAGCGGATACAATTCAAAAGGCTGTATGGGCAAGGTCAAGTACGAATGGTAGCCATGATGATGGGACCCTTGGTTATAATCTATCTCGCACGTTTCTTGTGCAAGGCGATGTGGTTTCGGCAACGGATGCCACCAAGTTTATCATAGATTCAGGTTCTTCCGTTGATAATGTTTACAATGGCATGATTATTACTTTGGAAGATAAGACAGATAGTCATTATGAAACACGGCGCATTATAGACTATACAGGTTCTACAAAAGAAATCACGGTTGATCGTGCTTTTGGATTCACGCCAGCGGCAGGGGATGAGTATTACATACTTAACGCTTATGCGGACGTTAATGTTACCCATGTATCCGGAACTGCTCAGACAGCCAATGATAATGGAGCGGATATCAATGCGATTTTGGAGGATACAAACGAACTCCAGACGAATCAAGGAAATTGGGTGACGGCTACAGGATTTGCTACCAGTGCTGAGTTGAGTACGCATGATGGAAAATTGGATACGGTAGATTCAAACGTGGATGCGATTAAGGCTAAGACTGATAACCTGCCGGCCAGTCCTGCGGCAGTTGGTAGCGAGATGAACTTGGCAGATGATGCTATCACTGCGGCTAAGTTTGATGAGTCCACCGCCTTTCCGATCAAGTCTGCGGATACAGGTTCTACTCAGATAGCAAGGACAGGAGCGGATGGAGACACTCTTGAAACATTGAGTGATCAAATTGATGGAACGTCAACCCATTCGGCGGCGGATGTTTGGACAGTTGCGACAAGAGCTTTAACAGATAAGTCCGATTTCAATTTGGCTGCTGACCAGAGCGGAGTTACGGTGGGCACAGTCAATGAACTTGGTACTCAGGCAAAAGCTGATGTTAATGCCGAGGTGGATAGTGCTTTGGATACAGCGATTCCTGGCTCACCTACCGGAGATAGTATCAATGATTATATCAATCGTATCAAGAAAGTCGTAGTCAATAAACAAACCATTGATGAAAACACGGGAAACACGGTGATTTATGAGGATGATGACACTACTCCATACGCCAGTGTGTCAGCGGCGTATACATCGTCTGGTGGCACTACTACGAGGAAGAAACTTGAGTAATGGCTTTGGATTTTTTGGCGATAGCAAGTAGAGGGACTTATCCTGACCCTTCATCTACCACGACAGCGGAACGAGCGGGCTTTGCTGTTACCGCCGGCTTGCTTGGGACAATGGCTGTTGCTGTTGCATTGGATATTATTGATACAACCATCGAGAGCTTAACGACATTAAGGACAATAGCAAGCACAACAGTGGCAAGAACAATAACAAGCCTGACTACGCTTAGAACGATTGAGTCTAAGTAAAGGAGATTTTGAGATGGTTGCAGATACCAGAAAAACGCATAGAAAGTATGAAAGAAGAGCGTTCCCCGTTTTTACCGTTTTTAACTCGGGGTTTGGTTTTCGTTCTATTGGAGAGGCTTCCGGTTTAGTAAGTGAGGGCATTACTGCTACGGTATGGCGACCTTGGAACATGGCACCGACTGTTCGGCAATGGGAGGTTGCAGAGAATGGCAACTGAAGTTGTTTATTTAGGACACGATAACACAATTGACCTTTTGCTAAAGGCAGACGGTACGGCCCAGGATTTAAGCGGAGTAACCAAGATCACTGCTACTTTCAAGGACACTTTAATTGAGTCTACTGATGCAGCGAATGGCCCTATAACATGGGCGCAGTCTGGTTACGATACCGGAGAAATTAGACTTGCCCTAGGTGACCAGTCAATTACAGCGGACCGGTACATGGTGCCTATTGTAGTGTACGACGCAACGAATACGGAAGGGGTTGTTTGGGGATATGTTGCTATTGACGTGGTAGCGGAGGTCGAGGCGAGTGCATAATGCTGGCTTATAATTTACATAAACACCTACACTTCAATCAAGAAGTTGACCCTACCCGGACCAAGACGTTAAGGGATAGGTTCGCGGTTGAGATGAGGCGTAGGTTTAATATTATCACAAGTTTGATACGCCACGCCATAGTTGACAAGGACGTATTCGGACTGAGTCCAGTCACATTGATAACAAAACGACAGGCGATGGAGAGAATACAAGCAAGGCTGTTCGCTTTTGCTACGTCTGCTCAAAAAGTGGATGCGTTCATGGATTGGCTTGAAAGCATGGATAAAGAGTTCATACTATCCGGCGGGGCAAGAGGCATACAGGCCATCAGGTTACCAGGGACGTTGCCGGGGGTAAGAGAGGCTTGGACAGATACTTATATTCATTCAGCATACCAAAAAGGAGTTTTGCGCGCCAGAAATGAAATGGTGAAAGCAGGATACGACGTCCCTTCTCTTGCTCCTGGAGATACGGACGCTTTGCGGATTGCATTCAATCTGCCTATTCATGCGGATCGTGTAGGGTTGGTAGCTACCCGTGCTTTTTCTGAATTGAAAGGCATAACAACCACTATGGAACAGCAGGTGGCGCGGGTGCTTGCACAAGGCATGGCCGATGGTGAGAATCCGCGAAGATTGGCTCGGCTGTTAACCAAAACAATTACAGGCCCTGTCGGTGATCTTGGAATTACTGATACGTTAGGCAGATTTATCCCGGCGCGGAGACGGGCGGAATTATTGGCCAGAACAGAGATTATAAGATCACATCATGTTGCCACTATTAATGAGTACAGACATTGGGAGGTGGAAGGAGTAAGAGTTAGAGCGGAGTGGACTACTGCCGGGGATCATAGAGTATGTAGTGATTGCGCTTCATTACAAGGTAAGGTTTTCAAGCTTGAAGAGATTGAGAATATGATACCTTTCCATCCGTTGTGCCGATGTATTGCCCTGCCTTTGGAAGAACGAGAGGCAAAACAAGCCCCCTTGGAACGGGAGAAAGCCGGAGTTATTGGAGCGCGTGAAAAGCCTATGAACGTGATTGGCAGGATGGAAGCCTGCACTCCTAGAATTGTAACGTTAATGGCTAACTCGGTTCCTTTTATCTTGCAAAGGCCGGAGGCTTGCAGGGATATCGTGCGAGAAGAAGGTAAATGGTATCTTCAAGGGGAAATAATTGAAGATGAAGCCATGTTGAAAAGACTCGACAGTATGAGGATTCCCCCTGGATGGAGAAGTGTTGTAGTCGCAAAAGACCCGACGCAAAAGATTCAGGCCATTGGACTTGATATTGCTGGTCGGTGGCAGTACAGATATTCGGCGGAGTTTGTTAAAGAGCAAGCGCAGAAAAAGTTTAATCGGGTGAAGTCATTCAGTCGTGACATGCCCGCTATATCAAGGAAAATAGAGGATGGTATAGCTCAGGGACACCCGGAAGCGTTCCTTATGAGACTGGAAGAGAAAACGGCGATCAGAATTGGAACGGATAAAGATTTCAAGGCAAGAAAAAAGGCTTACGGTCTTACCACGCTGTTGAATGAACACGTTACAGTACGGGGGAATAAAATTACTTTGGAATTTATTGCCAAAGAGGGGAAACACGCCAAATACGTTCTTGAAGATGATGTACTTGCTCCTTGGTTACAAGAACGGAAAGCGGCGACAAGGGAAGGTGAAAAATTATTTGCTGACGTTCCCTCCACTAAGCTGAATCGTTACCTTAAAAAATTGGCGGACGAGCTGAATCGTTACCTTAAAAAATTGGCGGACGGAAAGAATTATACGGTAAAGGATTTCAGGACGTATCACGGTACCAGAATAGCCAGAGACGAACTTAAAAAATACGCGGGGAAAGAACTGACTGTGACGGAAAGGAAAAAGATCGTAAGCGAGGTGTCCAGGAAGGTTAGTGAGTTTTTGCATAACACACCGGCAATGGCCAGAAACAGTTATATTGATCCTATGGTATGGGACTATATAGGGGGTATTCCATGATAGACGAACAATCGGAAAAGGAATTTAACGAGTGGTTAGAGTCCATCGTTTTTGTGGATAGGGAAGGGAGACCTTTACCGGTCGAGTTGACGGAAGATGAATCACCTGATCCTGAAGGCGATGCCGAGGTTTGATGGAGGAGATGAAGAAATGCCCTGGACAGTAGATGACGTGGAGCGATTTAAGCAAGGCCTGACTGATGCCCAAAAGCGACAGTGGGTTGAGGTGGCAAACAATGTTTTGGAGAGGTGCTTGGCTGACGGGGGCTCTCAGTCTGAATGCGAAGCCAGCGCGATTCGACAGGCCAACGGGACTGTAGGGAATAGAACCAATATCTTGAAGATTTCTGGTTATCGGATTCGGATGAATCAGGCGGACTACATTCCGCAAGAGCGTATATGGGAAGGGCGAAAGTACATAGTAGTGCCCACCGTGCTTTTGGTGGAAGGTGTGCATAATGATGTGTACTATCCGGCGGAAGAGTTACAAAAATTCCCTGAGGCTTGGAACGGTATACCTGTCCCTGTATACCATCCGGTACAGGAAGGCACGCCTATCTCTTGTAACGATCCTGAGATCGTAAGTACTCAAGTAGTGGGCAGATTGTGGAATGTGTCATTTGATTCCGGCAAGCTAAAAGGTGAGGTTTGGATTGATGTTGAAAAGGCGAACGCTATTGAGCCCTCTTTAGTATCGGCAATTCGGGCTCGTTCGCAAATGGATGTTTCAACAGGGTTGTACTGTGATGAGGAGTTGGTGGAGGGGGTTTGGAATGAGGAAGAATATCATTCCATTGTTAGGAACTATCGCCCAGATCATTTGGCGTTGCTCCCCGGGGCAATAGGAGCTTGCTCGTGGGAAGACGGTTGTGGTATTCGGGCGAATAAAGATATAAAGAAAGGAGGTAAAGATGAGGTGATAAACAACATCAGAGCAACGGCCAGAAATCCGTCTTATTCAGGGACCGAAACTGTTAGCTGGGCTGACGTGAACAAGACTTTGCAAGCGTTCATTGACGGTTACTTCAAAAACACCGACGCGGAACGCCCTGAAGAAGGCATTACAGGCGTGGGACAGATGCCGTCTGCTATGAAACAGTGGATAGCGTCTAAGAGCCTCCTTGGTGACGCTGGCGCAGATACT